GATGGGCGCGACGAGCGCGCCGGCGCCGGCGGCCGCGAGCAGGCACCAGGCCAGGGCCTTGAGCCAGGCAAGCAGGCGCTGATTGCCGGTGAGCCCCGGCAGGCACGGCCGCGTGCGCTCCAGCTTGTTGAGGGCTTCGGCCAGGACGACCAGGCCGAAGATCCAGAGCAGGAAAAAGCCAAGGTGTCGCATGTCAGCTCTCCCCGGCCTGCGGCCAATACCTGCGCATGAGGGCAAGCAGCACGCGCTGGGCGCCGGCGCCGACCAGGAACGCCATGGACAGCATCAGCGAGGCGGGCACGTTGGCGATGAGCAGTGCCAGTGGCGTGAGGTAGCCGGCAGTGATCGAGGAGGCCCAGGCCACGGCCAGGCGCCGCACGGAAGTGCGCAGCAGCTCGCGCCAGGTGTCCGCAGTGCCCGGCACTGTGTTGAGCAAGATGATGCTCACCAGGGCGCCAAAGAAGCCGGCCAGCAGCAGATCGACGTGCAGACCCAGCGGCACGCCAAACGCCGTGAGTGCAGACGTCGAGACTGCGGCGCCGGCGAACGTGGCCACGCCGGCGGCGGTGGTTGTGGGTTCGGGCATCAAGATCCTTCGGGCAAGAAAAAACCGCCCGAAGGCGGTTTGTTGTGGGGTGTCATCTGTCAGGGCAGCTCATGCGGCTGTATGGGCGCATCGAGAATCGCGGCCGTATCAACCGGGTGCCCTGCTGCATGCAGGATCGCCAGGCCAGCAGGAAGCTCGGGGTTGTCGAGGTCGATGTACTTGCGCACGCTCGCATCCAAAACGACAGCCCTGCAGTCATCACCCGGGTCCCGAAGAATCGCAAGCTTCAGCGGACCGAAGCGATCAAAGAACGCTCCGACAGTGATGTGCCGCTGAGCAGCGGCGCCCTCGATCGGCACAGGCTGCTCAGCGGCGATGCGCCAGGCACCGGGATAGAGCTGCTGCGCAGCGTCCGTGCCTGCGTTGATCGTGTTGATCACTGCGCCCGTCTCATCGAGTATTTCAATTCGCATCGCTCAGCCCTCCCGCACCATGACAACGATCAGCCCAGGGGAACCGGCCGTGCTTGTCGCATTGGCTGACGCAGTGGACGTAACACACGATCCACCTGCCCCGTAGCTGCCGCTGCCCGCCACCACGTTGTTCGAAGCCGCAACTCCTCCGGGTCCACCGAATGCGCCAGCTCCGCTGTAGCCGCTGCCACTAATGGCATCTGCACTACCTCCTCCACCTGGGCCAGCTCCGCGGGCAAAGCCGCCTGTGCGTACCGCTCCCCCGCCAAAGTAATCCAATCCCCAGATCGACGCTAGCGCCTGTACAAGCGCAGTCGGAGAAGCAGACTGCTGTTGCCCCAGTGCATTGCCCCCCCCCAAGGACGGAGATGCTGTAAGCGTGGCGTCCAAGCCAGGGCCGCCATAGCCACCCCCTGTCGCCGCCCAGTTTGAGCCATTACCCATGCCATGCCCCCCGCGACCTCCCACGCCAGCGCCGGCTGAGCTGGGCGCAGCGGCTGTCGAGTTCACGTTGCCGCCCGCCCGCTCCGAGGGATCGCTGAGCAACAACCCCACCGCGCCGGAGCCCGCAGCAGCAATGGGGCTCGTCGTGGCAAGCACGGAGCCGCCCGGCCCCCCCTCAATGTGCAAATCACCGCCGGAACCTCCATAACCACCACGCGGTCCGTTAAGGGGCAGCGCCGATCCCACCAGCGCGCCACGCCCGCCCTTGGCAACAATCGTCCGAGAGCCGATCACCAGCGAAGAGTCCCCACCGTTGACACCTGGAGTGCGGCCTCCAACGACTGTCACGGCTGTGCCGCCTGCTCCGATGGTCCCCGCAAGGACATCACCGCGCTTCACCGCCACGCGCATGGCAACAGCAACTTCCCCTGTCGAGGCGCCCGTGACATAGCCGGCCGCAGCGATGGACACCGCCCCACCCGACCCATGGCCCCCGATGACAAGAACATCAGCCAGGCCGTCGAACTGGACTGTCACGCTGCGCGTGTCGGCAAAGTAAATGGCTTGCAACAGCTTCCCAGCAGCACCACTGCCGCCGTAAAGCGCTTGACTTATGGGAGCTGCGCTCATACCCACATTCCTTTTGATATGTTGAATTCAAGATCCAACGCGAAGGCGGGTCTATCAATGTAGACCTCGCCAAGGGTTCGATCACACACAGGGACGCCCGCGAAGTTGACTACCTGGTTCCGGCTGACGGGTGCCGCCAACCGGAACCCGAAATGGTCACCTTGCTGCATGCCGGTCGCCGGGGCGTTGAGACGCACTGTCGGCCCGTCGAGGACATAGAGCACGCCCACGATGGCGTCAACAACGCCTGAGGAAACGTTCTGCTGGGGCCGCACACCAGCATCCAGACTCGTCCATGCGGGCGATACCCCGGGCTCGGCTGCAGTGACGTTGGTCAGGTTGGTGAGCAACAGCCAGAACCGCCCCTCATGTTTGACCGTTGCGGGCTTCTGCAGCGCTCCAATCAGGTCCTGCCAGAGGCCTTTGAAATTGGTTGCTCCCATCAGGATCTGCTGAACCTCGGCAGCATGTGCAGCTGCCTGCCCCGCTGCCTGGGCCGAACCAAGCGCATCCTGGGCGTTTTGTTTGGTGGCCTCAGCCGTCGCAGCGATCCAAGTGGCTGTGAGGGGAAACTGAGTTCCCCAGTCAAAGGCTTCATAGTTGTACCTGGGCGCCCCCATCGCCGGGAAAACCGAAAGCGACGGCTTGGGCTGTATCTCAACAATGCTCATATATTCCCCTCAACTTTGACATTGACCCTTGCAGTTTGCGAATTCTCAGAACGCACTGAGCCCGTGACGCGCCCCACGGTTGATAGGTGTCCATACTTTGGCAAATCACTGATTTCCACAGCCACCGGAATATCAATGATCCGTTCAAAAAGCCGCGTCACGCCAGGTGCATCACGCGCATCAATCAAAATCGAGGCGGTAATGATCTTTGCAATGCGGCCTTTTCTACGAACATAAGTGCCATCACTATTAGTGCGCCAAACGCCATAGCTTTTCGGTGTTACTTCGGCCCCGTACTCTGCCCCTCCCTTATCCATCTGCGGCGCGAACAGTGAATACCATTGCCCGATACTCAGATAGCCTAGCTCCGCAATATTTGAAGGATCGTTCCTTTTCAGGGAAATAATCAATTCAGAAGCTGGGCGCATGGGGAACGATCCAACCGTAAATTTATTGGTCCTATCGAGATTTCCAAAAAGGTATTCCCACAACCCAGGCGCCTGCTCCCACAATTGCGCATCGTGCGTCGCCAATGGAGTATCTCCAGGCTGACGGGGGAGGTCGTACATGTTGACATCCACCTGATCCGCCTCAGCCTCATACATTGCCACGCCATTGAAAAATGGAACATTCATAACATATTTAATTTCTCCTGCTCTTTTCGCTTTGGTAAAAAGATACTCATCAAAAGGGGCCATGCGGTTTGTCGGTGCGTTTTCGTCGCGCTCCCAATATCCGGCAGACTTGCCATCACTGGGGTCCCATGTGTTCTGGGGAGCACCAGTGATAGCGCGCATGCATTCATAGGTTCCGCCCTTCCAGACGCGCCGATCCTTGACGGCATATGCTTGGCCGCTGATCCAAGCGACCTCGCCTGCCTCCGCATCGACAGCAGGGATATTGGTCCCCTCCATGATCATGGCTTCGACAATCTCAATGGGCAGCAGAATATTCATGCCTCAGCCTCCTTCAACTCTTTGGCAATGGCTGCACCCAGTTCATCGGTATTGACAATCTGCACCATGTCGGCACCGCCTCCTCCAATGTCATCGCGCTGGGCAACATATCCGGGGAGTACCGATGTGTATGAAGCAATCCATTCAAGGGCACCCCACATTTGCGCCAAGCGCTCGCCAACTGTGCGCAATTCCGCCGCAACCTCGGACGCATCGTCCGCCTTGTTTTTTCCGCCATTGAGCGCATCAATAATCTGGCGGTTGTCGGCAGCAGGAACAATCCGCTCACCCTGATGCACGATGGCCGGCATATCAAAAGGTATGAAATTCGTACCCTTGTCAAAACCCGGAACCCCGGCATTTTGGAGAGCTGCAATAACATCGCGCTCATAGAACCCATATATATCCGCTAGATCCTTGGCCGTAGCTCCCGCTGCGGAAGCCTCAGCCCAAAGCCCAGCGACATCACCAGTGCCGTCATAGCGCTGCTTGATCGCGTTGATGTCATCGAGATGCGAAACCCGGCCAGGGTCGGTGATCGACTCACGCCATGTAATACCTCCAACGTTCTTTACGCTGCTGTATTTGGAATCAGCGCCCGAAACACCACCTTGCCCCCAACCAGGCCGCCCATTGCTGCCGCCACCCGTGCCGGGATTAACTCCGGCTTCGACTTCATCCCTTTTGGCGATTTGCTCCAGCAGGCGCTCGAAATACGTTTGCACACTGGAATTGAGGCTTTCAGTGCCCTTGAGCAGCTCATCGGCCGTGCTTGCCAGCTTGTCGAGTGCGTCAATCTGAGTCTGCAGCGCCTTCAGTTGCCGCTCTTCAAACGACAACTCGACCTCGGCCAACTCCTCCATGTCGGCCAGCTGGCCAGCCAGCACCAGGGCATCACGGCGCCGCTCGAAGTCCGTCGGGTAGGTTCCGCTGTTGATGCCACTGCGCGCCGCACTGATCGCACTTTGCAGGTCTGCATAGTCCCTCACCGATGCGCCCGAGCGCATTCCGGCCAGGGCCTGCTCCACGTACAACATGCCTCGCACAGCGGACATCTGGCGCGTAGAGTCCAGCGAGCCCCATAGGTCCTCGGCAGCGCTACCGAGCATGTCCATCGCACTGCGGATCTCGCCCATCGAGGTTTGCAGCGTGGATGCCTGAGCCTGCAGCCCGTCGCGGTCGCGCTGATAGGCCCTGCGGAACAGCTCGTAGGCCGATTCCACAGCCGCGCGCTCTTCCTCAATGGCCCATATGCGCTGCTGCAAAGCCCGGTTGCTCGGGTCCATTGCCGCCAGCTCGCGCCGGCGCAGCTCGGCCGTGTTGCCGGAAAGCTCCAGCAACTGCCGCTCCAGGTCCGCCTGTTTGTCGCGGGCCGCGATCTCGGCGCGCAGCGCCTCGTTGTAATCCCACGCGGCGCGCTCGGCCTCGCTCATGCCCTCTGTCGCCAGCTTGCGCAGGGCCTCGCGGTACTTGTCCGTCTGGCCCGTGGCGCGCAGGTATTCGGCTTCCAGCTTGGAGCGGTCCTCCTTCAAACCATCCAGCACGCGGCCAGCAGCGTCGGCCACCTCGCCGAACATCTGGGCCATGGGCAGCAGCTTGGCGAGCAGCTCGACATCGCCGGCGGCCATCGCCGCTTCGATCAGCTTGCGGAACTGCGCTTTCGCGGCCTGGCCCTGGCGCGGGTCAATCTCCAGCTTCAGATCCTTCAGCGACTTGTCCAGCACCTTCGCGGCGTTCTCGACCCGTTCGCTTTCGGTGTAGAAGCCGGCATAGAAGGCATCGATGCCCGCTATCGCGTTCTCGATGCCCCCCATGTCCTTGATGAGCTTGGCAATCGCCTTGTCGCCCATCTCGCCGAAGTTGACGATGTTGTTTGTCCAGCCCTCCACCGCCGTGGCCGTGAGCTGGACCTTTTGCAGCATCGCGTTGAAGCTGTCCAGCGTGATGTCGTCGCCCAGCTCATCAAAGACATCGCGCATCCATGCCGGCAGGTCAGCCTTTTTCAGCTCACCCACCAGGGCGCCGCCCATGTCGGCGACGAACTGCGTGAAAGCCTTTTCCGGGTCGTTGCCCAAGTCGCGGTTTTTGTACGACTTGAGCACTTCGCCCGTCACCTTGTCGATGATCTGGAAATAGCCGTGGGCGTCCTCATCGCCATACTTCGGGTTGGTCGCAAAGCCTGCGGCAATGTCCACCTCGCGCACGTTGCCGCTCGCGTACTTGGACAGGGACTTGTAGACCTCGGCCAAGGCTTTCACGGTAGTGCCCAGCTGCTCGCCAAGTTCCTTGTTGCCGCGCTTGGTGAAGTCGCCCAGCGCATTGCCCCACGCATCCTTGCCCAGCGCCTGCTTGGCGGCGTCGTCCCAGTCGTCCGTCCTGGTCGAGTAAACACCGCCCGAGTGGTTGGGGCCACGGGAACCAAACAAGCCGCTTTTGAGCAGCGAGAAAATCGCAATCGCAACACCGATGTAGGGAATGGCAGCGCCCAATCCCATGCCGGCCGCAGTGGTGCCGCTGGCAGACCCCCACAGGGAAGCCACGCCACCGATTCCCAGCTGCCCGCCTGCAGCGATGCCCGCGCCCAGCTCACCCAGGAAGCTGCTGCCCATGAGCTTGCCCAGACCGATCACGCCCGATGCGACCACTCCCGAGCTGCCGCCCGAGAAAGAAGACCAGATATCCGTCACGCTTTTGACGCCAGCCAGGGCATTGCCCTGCGAGCCACCGCCATCGGACAGGCCCAGCATGTTCGCCGCATAGGCGGCCACAGGCTGCACCATCGGCATGATGAGCGGCCGCAGGACCAACGTCCGCGCCAGGTTCTTGAGGTAGTCGCCGAACGACCGCCCCCCTGCCATGAGCTGGTCCGTGAGGCTTTGGCCGATCTGGTCCACGCCCTTTTGCCATTCGGTCACGCTGGCGGCCGAAGCCTTGGCAGCGGCCTCTTTCCCGTCCTTCTGGGAGGTCAGCGCCAGGCGTTCGCGCAGCAGGGCGATTTCCTGCTGCAGCAGTGCATGCTCGGCCGTCATGGTGCCGGTCAAGGCAGCAGCACGCTCCATCTCGGCCAGCTGCTGCTCCTTGGACAGGATCACAGCCAGTTGCCGCAGTTCAAGGACCGCCCGCTGCTGGTCCGCACTCAGGCCGATCAGCTCAATCTCTTCGCGCAGGGACTTGTTGCCGGCCTCCAGCTCTTCGACCGTCTTGGCCTGTACGCCAAGCCATTCCTGGCGGTACTTGCGCTCTTCCTCGGCGGCCTTCTTTGCCTTCTTCGCGGCCTCGTTTTCCTTCTCCAGCGCCGCCAGCGTGTCGATCTTGGCCAGCACGTTGGCGCGCTGGGCAGCTGTCAGGCCCTTGAGGCTGTCTTTCAGATCCTCATTGAACTTGATGCGGATCTTGTCGGACTCGGCCAGGGCTTGGCCGCTGGACAATTCCTGTCGCTGCTCTGCCGTCTTCTCTGCGATGGACTGCAGCAGGTTGTCGTAGCTGGTTTGCAGCTGCTTGGCCGACTGCGCGCTGGCCTTGGCCCCCGCATCCTGCTTGGCATAGGTCTCTTCGACCTGGCGCTGCATCTCGGGCGTGAATGCAGAGCCGAGCTTGCGTTTCCACTCCTCGACTTCCAGCGCGGCTTTCTGCGCCGCCGTGCCGTATTTCTTGATCCAGTCTTCGGACTGGCCCAGCGGGATCTGCGTGCTGTTGGCGGCAGCCGCCACCCCGGCAACCTGAGTAGCCACCTCCTCAACGGCTGGCTTTGCCGCGCCGGCGGCAGTTCGCAAGACATCCAGATGGCTCTTGATGCCGGCAATGCGCTCTTCAAGCTTGGCCGTCATCTGCCCCTTGGGGCCACCAGCGCGCGCAAGCAGTGCCTCGGCCTGTGCCAGGCGCTCGGTCTGGAATTCGATTTCCTTGCTGAGCCTGTCACCCACTGGGTCGCCCAGGTTCGACGCAATGGCAGCGCCCGTGGCCGCACCAATGCCCAGCAGCACCAGGGTGGCCGGGTTCGCCGCGAGGGCCAGGCTCAGCGCGATCACCGCGCCGCGAACCTTGGTCAATGCCCCCCACACCCCGCCAGCGGCGCCGATGGCATTGGCAACCTGCAGCGCCCCGGCAGCCGTGGCCGTGCCGGCGATCATGCCCAGCACCACACCAATCTCGCCCTTGTGCTCGGCCACGGCCTGGCCCAGCTTGACGATGCCAGCCATGCTGCTGGCGGCAAAGCTGCCCACGTCGATCAGCCCGCTGATCAGCGTCTGAAAGCCGTTGCGCACGTCATCGCTGTTGAGCGTACTGTTGAGCCCTTCGACGCTATCGCGCAGGCCTGGCAGGCTCGCGCTGTCCGCCGTCATGAGGCTGTTGATGGTGTTGCCAACAGCCGTCAGCGAACCGCCCAGCGTGTCCCGGGCGGCCTGGGCCGCGCCGCCATAGCTGGACTCCAGGGCCTGCAGGATGATGTCCTGCGCCTTGGCTGTCTGGCCTGTGCGCTCGAACTGCTTGACCAGCTCCTTTTGCGCATCGGTGAACCGAAAGCCCTGCTTTGACAGCGCCGACAGCCCTTCGCTGGGCACGTCCAGCGCCTTGCCGATGGTCTCGGCCGAGGCCGTGACCTCGTAGCCCATGCGCTCGGACATGTCGATCACGGCCTGCATGGCACGTGGGAACTGATCGCCCACCACGCCCGCATAGCTGAGCATGCGCGTCTGCGCCTGGTTGATCTGACCGGCACTGAAAGTGCTGGTCTTTTCCATGCTGTCGGCCATGGCGTTGAGCCGTTCAACGCTCCAGCCAGCCGCGCCACCTGTGGACTTGATCGCGGCCGCGAGCTGGGTCTGCTCTTTTTCGGCGTCGATGGTCTCCTGCTTGATCTTGGCGATGGCCGAGGTGATCCCGACCACGCTGATCGCGCCGCCAATGGCGCCCAGCACGGCGCCCTTGAGGCTGTCCATGCGGGCCGACACGCCGGCGGCCATGTTGTCATAGGCATCCTGCACGCGCTTGGCGTGCTGCTTCACGTCCTGCTCAGAGGACTGCAGCCCCTGGCTGAATTGCGCGTACTCCAGCGCGAGCTTGACGACCAGCGATCCCAATGCAGACATTGCTAGTCCTCCTTGCTTTGTTCTCGGATTTCATTCAGGGCCGCGAGCGCGCCGCGCTCCATGACCATCAGGCCCACCATGACCTTGCGGCGCTGCCGCTGGGGCACGAACATGTCCAGCCAGGCCGAAGCGCAGGAATAATTCAGACCCATGCGGGTGCCATCCATGCCCGCGAAATGCCATTGCGTTTCCAGCGCTCGCCAAGCCGTGACAACGGGCCAGTTATCCCGGTAGATCCCGAATTCCTCGGGGGGCTGCTCGACGGCCGCGCGCTGCTCGGCAATGGCCTGTGCCACGCGCTCGATATCCTCGGCCGGTGCCCCCATCGCGCGCATTGCATCCAGCATGGATTCCTGCGGCGCAAAGGGATCGACCGGCGAGGGGCGAATGCCCACCCACCAGCGCGCGGCCTCGATCAGTTTTTTTCTTTGGCGCCCGCGTTGGTGCGCAGGTAAGTGATGGCCGTTTCACGCACGGCGGCGGGCAGGCGCATGAACGCAGCCTTGTTGTCGGGGCTGAAATCGACCGGCATGCGCTGCAAATCCTTCATTTCCCAGCCCACCAGGAATTCCTCCACGACTTCCGCAAAGGGCTTGTTGTGCAGTTCCTGGCGGCGCTCTTCATCGGAGCGCAGGAAAATCGCAGTGAAAGACTCTTCGCGCCAAGAGCCGCTTTCGGTCTTGACCTGAATCTTTACGGTTTCCTTGAAGGTTTCCGAGGGGGTGAGATTGAACATGGATGAACTCCTGAGTTACTGAAAAAGGAAGCGAATGCGGTGGCGCACGGCGGCCAGTGCGAGCACCAAAAGCAAAAGGCCGCACAAGGCGGCCTCTGGCGGCAGGGGAAGGGAAAGAACGTCAGCGCACGATCAGCACCAATTCGTCATCGCCGACGATGGGCACCAGGTCGAAGGGCAAGGCCATCATTGCCACGCCCTGGTCATCGCTGAGCGTGAACGGGCCGGGCTGGATGTTGGGCATCTGCAGCTCAACGATGTTGCCGGGGTCCACACCGTGGACGATCACGGCCGCGCCGCGCTCGCTGTTGCGCACGATCTCGGTCCAGTCCTTTGTCGTCACCTTCGGAAACTCCATGGTGATGGAGCCCGTGGGCTGGCGATCGGGGCTGGCGGCGCCTGCGCAGTTGATCAGCTCGCGCCAGTTCAACTGATTGGCCAGGTTGACCGAAAACGCGCTGGTGCAGGCGCTGTGCCCGAAGATCATGAGAGTGGGCGTGTTGGTCTTGCCAACGACCTTGGGCTGCATGAACTTCGAGTAATCCACGCCCGTGGGCATGGCGCCCTCCTCCGGCTTGGAGTAGGCGCCCAGGAACTCGAATTTCATGACGGGGATGCCCTTGGGGTTCAGCTCGAAGCTGACCGTACCCTTGGCGTCCACGATCTTGAACAGCGTGCCATCCAGATAGCCATACAGCGTCAGCAGCGGCTCACCGCCGCTCACCAGCGTGTACTGCACATCGGTGCCGGCCGTGACGGTCTCCGCAAAGCCGCAGGCCTGCAGCAGGTCGCCATAGGCAGGCGCCACGCCTGGCGTGCCGCTCCCGGCGATTTCCACTTCGCACGACAGTTTGCGATGCTCGCCGGCCGTGAGCTTGCCGCTGTTGCCCTTGTAGGGGCGGATCAGATCGCGCGCCACCTGGTCGGCCGTGATGGGCTCGGGCATCAGCGCCCGGCACAGGATGGCATTGGCCGCCGCCGTGGGCGTGGCCGCTGTGCCCGCCGCCGTCTGGACCATGGCCAGCAGCAGCATCTGTTTCATGGACTTTGCCATGGGGGTTCCTTTCAGAGGTTGAGGGATAGGGCCTGCGTTCAGTCCTGCGGCACGCGCAGGCCGGTGGCGGGGTCGCGCACGTAGCGGCCCGCTTTGCCGTGGAACTCATCCCGGGGCGGCAGCGTGGTGGCCTGGTGGTGCGCGGGCTTCGCCGGTTTGGTGCTCTGCGGGGCCGGTGCAGACGTGTGCACTGCCTCGTCCTTGTCTTTCTTTGCCGTCATGGCGTGTCCTTTGCTGTGGTGAATCGGGGCGTGCGCAAGCGCACGATCAGGGCGCGGGCATAGACCTGCGGATCGTCCTCATAGTCCGCGTCTTCGCAGCCCACCTCCCACTGGTAGTGCTCCATGGCTTCGACGGCAGCGCGCACGCTGCCGCCGCCGCTGGTGGGCAGCAGGGTGTCCAGCTCGGCCGCGCTGCGGCTGAGCACGATCACCGTCGCGTCGTGGGCGTCATAGCCGCCGCCGGCGCACCATCCAGGCTCCGGTGCCGTCTCGACGCTGAAAACAGCCGCTGGCCAGGTCGGGTCTGCAGGAAGCTCTTTCCACCATGTATCCAGCGCCGTTTCCAGCACAGGCTGCAAGCGCTGGTGAATGCTTGGAACTGCCGTCATGTGCCACCCTTCTTTCGCTCGCTGGCCAGATAGCGCTGCAGCGCCCGGTCCATGGCCGTGATGGCGTTGTCACGCTCCTGCTGCAGCGCGGGCTCGATGAACGGTTTGCGGCCGACCACGCCCTGCGATGCAGCACGCCGGCGAGCACGCAGGCTTGTGGCCTCGTACTTGCGCGAGCGCACCACCACGCGGCCATTGCGCAGCCGCTGGGTGTATGTGGTGACGCCGGACTTGACCGACGAGGGCACCACACGGCGGCCCGTCTCGACCCACTTCCAGTAAAACGGATCGTTATCACGCCGAACCTTGATGCGGCCACGACTGACGACCAGGCGTTTTTGCCCCTTGGCCTGTACGCGCTTGGTCTGGTCGCGGCCGTGACGCACACCGATGTGATACTGCGCGGTCCCGTCCGGGGCGTTGGGCTCGCGCTTGATGGCGATGTTTTCGACCATGGCGCCGGTGATCACCGATCCGTTTGCCTTGGCAATCGCTTTGGCGCGTTCCGTGATCACCTTGCCCCCGGCGACCACCATGCGGCGCGAGACCTTTTGCGCCATGTCCTCGCGGACTTCGCGGAACGCAGCGGTCAGGTCGGACACGCCTGTGACATCGGGTTTATCAGCCACCGCGCACCCCCGTTTCGCAGGTCAGGATCAGCGTCTCATGGCGATCCGCAAGATCTTTGACATGTCGAATCTGGTAGTACAGACCGCGACTGACCACGCGCATGCCGGCCCTGATGCCATCGCGCCACCGGAGTGTGAACACCTCCGCAGACACGGGAACCTCGCCCCCCGCCGCCTTGGTGGCGGGGCGCAATGTGCCCGAATCACTGGTGTGGCCGGCATAGATGCCATCGGTCGGTGTGACCGGAGTCCATGCCCGCACAATGCCGCCTGATCCGTCTTTGTCCTGCTTGAGAGCCTCGATCACGATAAGGCGCCTGAGCCTTCCTGATTGCAGCATGGGCCACCTTTCAGAATCGGGGCGGCACGGCGATCTCCGCCAGCATGCTGCCCAGGAATTTCAAGGGAAGTTCAGAAACAATGGTTCCGGTCACCAAGGCTTCCCGCTGCTGATACAGCGTCCCCGCCTGCAGCAGCAGCCAGGTGCGTACCGACGGGTATGCGTCAAGATCGACCCCGGCCACGTACTCGATACGCAGACGGCCAGGCGGCCGGCCGCCCGCGAAAACGAGACGGCCGACACGCTGGTCCACCTCCAGCTCGAAGCCCTCAACCGGGATCGGATCTGCCCCAGCGCGCAGCAGGCTCACGCTGCTGATGGACCGCACTTGGCCGACATCCAGCACATTGCCCAAACGGTCTTGCGGCCAGTCTTCGACGTACTCAGCCGTACGGATGGCCGCCCCTGTTTCCGCCTCGCACATCTGCGTCACGCCCGGCACGATGATGTTTTCCACCAGCGAGCGCTGCAGATCATCGATGTGCTCGCGGCACCATTGCGCGACCTCGGCCGCAGACAGCACGGGATCGCCTGCGTAACGCTTGCGCCGGGCCATGGTCAGGGCCGGTCAGCGTTGAGGTTGCCCGTATCGCCCGCCCCTGCCTCCGTGCTGGCAGCAGCAGGTGCAGCGACAGGCGGCGCGCCATCACCACCGTTTTCGGAATCCCCCGTTTGCGCTGTATCACGCGCTGCGGACTTGCCGCCGCGCCCCGCGCCCCGTGCACTGCGTCCGCTGGTTGCTGCACCGCTGGCCGTGCCCGATTTCTCGGCCACCTCACCCGCTTCCAGGCGGTCCGCCTGGTCCGCCGGAAATGCTGCGGTTTCGCCCGGGTTGTAGCCGCGCCAGTGCTTCAGGAACACCACCGCAACGATCTCTTGTTTGCCTGCTTCTTGCTTGCTCATCGCCTTGTCCTTTCGATTGGTTGCGCCCCGGCGCCTGCCGGGGCGTCATCTCACATGCCCGCGCCCCACTTCACCTTGGCGCCGACCGCAACGGACTCGACGTGGCGCACGCCGAAATCGTTGTGCGCGATCACACGCACCAGGGTCTGATCGCGCTGGAAGGCAGACACCATGTTTCCGCCCGCGTCCTTGTAGGAGGCCTCAGTGCTGTAGGCGATGGACAGCTGCCCCGTTTCGCCGATGTAGCAATCGGAGAAGTCCACGAAGTAGATTTCCGACTCATCGCCGCCGGCGCCCAGGTTCACCGGGATCTGCGTGGACAGGCCGAAGCGGTAGCCCTTGAGCTGGCCCTGATCGATCTCGGGATAGGCCTTGTTGCCGTTGCCGTCGCGCAGCGACTGGAGCCAGCGGATGGTGCGCGGATGCATCAGCCAGCCGCAGTTGGCCATCGCGGCATTGGCGGCTTCCAGGCGCAGCATCAGGCCGCCCAGGAACAGGTCGATGGCCTTGAGGTCCGGATCGACGGGCGCGTCCACCACATTGCCCGGCAGCGCCCAGTAGCGCAGGCCTTTGGGCAGCAGGGCACTGCCCGCCGAGCGGATGTAGTGCAGATCCTCGGCCAGGCCGGTGCTGATCAGCAGGTCATTGGCGACGATGCTGTCCACGCGCGGATTGATGCCAGCGAACGACAGCAAGTCATTGCTGATCGGCACCAGGGCGCCCATCTTCTTGGCCTGCAGCTTCATGTCCGCGAAGGTCATGTCGGTCACCGGGATATCGGTTTCAGTGCCGATGTAGCCCACCACCGTGGAGTCCTTGATGCGCGGCAGCGTCATGTTGCCGTTGACCAGGGGCAGGCTGACCGTCCCCATGGACCGCACGACAGAGCGAGGGCGCAGCGCCTCGATCACCGAGGCGGCCATGTTGGCGGGGATCAGCACGCCACCCGCACCCGGTGTGACCGTGCTCAGGGTCTGCACGATGTCTTGCCCGAAGCCGCCCTCTTGCGCCATCTGGGCCGCATGCTGCTGGTTGCCACCAGCAGCGGCCAGCAGGCGCGCCACCTGGGCGACGGATGCGCCCGGCGGGGCGTTGTCGGTCACGGAGACGTGGGCGCCGGCAGGCGGGCCGTTGATGCCGCGCGCACTTTCGTTGACGGGCACCGCTGCTGCAGCATTGAGCCGCTCGGCAGATTCGGCGCGTGCAATCTTCGCGGACAGCTCGCCGATTTGGGTTTCCAGCGATGTGAACTGCTGCAGCTCTTCTGCAGACAGTTGCTCGCCGGCGGCATCCTTCTTTGCGAGTGCCTGCAGCGTTTCATTGAGCTGGGCGCGTTCGCTACGCAGTTGGGTCACAAGGGACATGGTTTTGCTTCCTAAAGAGCAATGAAAAAAGCCCGCCGAGGCGGGCCGGAAAACTGCCGCGAACGCGGTCAGATCTGGGCTTGCAGGTGGGCTGCAGCAGCACGCACAGCCAACCGGCCAGGCGCGGGGCGATTGGCGCGGCTTTCGGCCACGGCGCGGGTGATACCGTCCAGTGCATCGGTGGGGGTCTGCAGCCGGTCGGCCAGGCCGGCGGCGATAGCTGCCTGGCCACGGTAGAGACCGGCCTCGGTGGCGCGCACGACAGAGGCGCTCAGGCCCCGGTACTCGGCCACGGCATTCACGAACATGTCATAGCCTTCGTTGACCAGCTCCTGCAGGAACTTCATGGACTGTTCTGTCAGCGGCTCATGCGGCGACAGGTCGTTTTTATGCGCGCCGGCATACACGGTCGTGACCTTGATCCCTTCGCGCTCCAGCATGGCAGAGCGGTCCATGTGCTTGGCGATCACTCCGATGCTGCCCACGCCGCTGGTGCGGCTTACCACCAGTTCGGTGCACGCCGCGCCGATCAGGTAGCCGCCGCTGTAGGCCGAGAAATTGACCAGGCCGATGATTTGCTTTTGCAAAGCCATGGACCGCAGATCCGCCGCCAGCTCAAAGGCGCCGGTGGCAGCGCCCCCCGGGCTGTCGATGTCCAGCACGATGCGCTCGACCAGGGGGTCAGCGACCGCCTGGCGCAGCTGGCTGCGCAGATCCTCGTAGCTGGTCATGGTTTCGCAGACATTGAGGTGCGCCGCACGGCTGACCAGCAGCCCATGGACCGGGATCACCTGCACGCCCGTGGCCTGCAGGTTGGCCCGACGCCGTTCTTCCTCGCGGGCAATGCGCGACTCATAGTCGTCATCGTCGTGCCACATGCGGGGCTCGGCCACCGGCGCCATGTTGATGATGTTGAGGCTCATCACCTGATTGGCCCAGCGCACGGCCATGTCCATGGCATCCGGGGTAGTGAGCAGCGGCTGATTGAACAGCAGGCCCGCTGCGCGAAGATAGCTTTTCATTGGGTCAGGAGCCTTTCGATTTCTTGCCGCTGGATCTCCAGCTGGGCCCGCACTGCGGGATTCTTCGGATCAGGCGCCGCAGCACCCGCCGCAACCATGTTGAGCGGCTGCAGGTAGGTATCGCCCCCGGCCACGGGCGGCAGGTTCTCCAGGCGCCGGATGTCGTTGACAGAGAGCCAGCCCCATTGCCGCCCGATGGCATAGGCCTCGTAGCGGCTCTTCTGATCACCCCGCATGAGGCCCGACAGGTTGAATTCGATGAAGTAGCGCGGCCGCTCATCGTCCAGCAAAAAGTCGCGCATCATGGCCTGCTCATGCCGCTTGGCCCAGGGCAACAGTGCGAATACCACGAAGTGAATCAGCAGCTGCTCAATCGTGTTGTAGTTGGCCTTGTCCAGGTCGTTGACCATGGGCAGCGGCACCTTGTAGATGCGCGCGGCATCCACGCCCGACAGCTTCAGGATGGCCGCCACGTCCGCGTCCACATTGCTCATGGACACCGGCTTGAACGTCATGCCCTCCTGCAGCAGCGCCACCTTCCTGGCGTTGTCCACGCCACTGAATTTGCTGCCCCACTGGTTCACGATGGAGTCAATGGTGCCCTGCTCCTTGATCGCGGCCACTTCCTTGGGCCGCTCGATCACCCCCGACAGCGTGACGCCATTGGCGAACGACTTGCCGGTGTACTGGCGCACCGCTTGGGCGAGGCCAATGGAGTCGGCGTGCAGCTCAATGGGGGACAGCCCGACATAGCCATTGTGGGAATGCCATCGAACGTGATGGACCAAGCGCATAGGCAGAGGATCGGACACGCCAGCCACCTGGTAATACGGCAGCATGTCAGGCCCCTTGAGAACGGTCACCTTTGCCGTATCCAGGGGCCACAGTTGCGCCACCTGGCCGTCCTGCCCACGCTCAATGAACGTGTACGAATTGCCGCGCAGACCTGCGGACATCTGCGACAGCTCCACCCGGTCATACGGTGTCTGGAATGGGTTGGGCTTGAAGCGCAGCACCTGATAGAGGGGGTGGCTGCTCGCCGCCTCCCGCTGCCCACCGCCCTTGCGCTCGTACAACTCCAGCGGCAGCTGCGCCAGGCTTTCGGCCAGCAACGTGACGCAGTTCTGAATGATCGGCAGGGCCAGCGCAGATTCTGGCGTCACGCGCATGCCGGAGCTGCTGCGAGCGGCCCCGATCAGTCCACGCCAAAAGCCGCTGGAGCCGTCAGACACCAGGCCCTCATTGGCGCCAACCAAGGAAGAAAAGAACATGTCTTATCCCTCCCCTCGCGCAGCCGCCAGCGCAGCCAGGCCAGATGCGGCGCGGTCAACGCGCCAAGCGTAGGCAACCAGGGCAACGCCCGCCACCACCATGGCCGTTGGCGGGTGCATGCGCCAGATGCCAGCCACCACCAAGCCGAAGCCCAGCAGGCCGCACAGCAGCGACAGCAGCACCAGTGCCACCCGAAAACTCGGCAGCTGAAACTTCATATCTTTATCCCCTTGTCATAGACGGACGGGCCGCCCAGCTTGCGACCCTTACCGCTGATGCCACAGGCCATGATTGAGGCCACAACGCCGTCAATCCGGCCCACGGACTTGGCTTTGTCCACCTTGCGGTTATTTGCCGGGTCATGGGTCAACACCGCGTTGGCAGCGTTCCAAGTCAGCACCGGGTTGCCGTCATGGCGCAGTTGCTCCACTTCGGCGAGCGGCTCGGCCGGCTCGTCCGCACTTCCCGCATCCACCGGCGCACCCAGCAGCCGGCGTTCAAATTCATCGACGGCCGGCCCGAAAGACTCATAGCCCTGACCGAAGCCAATCAGGGGCGGCAGTGTTATCCCGTGCTCGGCCATCAGCTGAATCACGTCTTCGATACGCCAACGGTCGAACGCAATGCGCTCCAGCCCCGTGAAATAGGTGCTGATGGCCTGCAGCCGCCGCAGCACAAACAGCCGGCTCACCGCTCGGCCTGGCGTGGTCTCCAGCCAGCGCTCGGCAATCCACTGCCGGTAGGGCACCTTGTCGCGCTTCTCCCGCTCGTCCAGGTCGTGATCTGGAATCCAGAAGTACGGCATCAGCCGCCAATAAGGATCTTCCAGCGTCGGAAAGAACAGCAGCACGAATGCCGTCAAGTCGGTCGTACTGGACAGGTCCAGCGCGCCCACCGCCTTGCGATGTCGCAGCAGCTCCAGCGGCACCTTCCCCTCGGCCGCCGCCCATATCTCCCAGTCGAGCCATGGCGATTCGGCCTGCGTCCATACACAGAAATTGAGGCGCAAGACCTTGGCCAGCTTCGCCGGCATGCCGCGCGCGTTCTGCACCTGGGCACGCAGATACGGATACCCCGGGATGCCCTCGCGCTGCCCTGCCAGGCGAAAGCGCAGCGACGGGTTGACCTTCGGCCAACACCGTTCGTCTTTGAACGGGTCATCGCCTTTGTCCAGCGAGCAGATGAAGCCAAAGAAATGGTCATCCTGTGCACGCCCCGTGCACACGTCTGCACCGTAGTCGTGGTACTGGCCGCACGGCGTCGTCTTGTCGCTTCCGCTGTTAGTGATCATCACCACCATGGCACGCCGGCGGCTCTTCATGCCGGCCACCATCATGTCAATCACCGTCGCCGTCTTGTGCTCGTGCACCTCATCGATCAGCCCGACATGGGGACGCGGGCCAGACTGCCCTTCATCTGCAGAGATGCATTTGAAGAAACTGTTCGTCTCCGCATAGAAGAGGTTCCAAACCTTCTCATCACGCCCCGACTGCACCAGGCGCGATTGCAGATGCGGCGACTGGTTGACCATCGCCACGGCATCGCGGAACAGGATCTGTGCCTGGTCTTTCTTTGTCGCGGCAGCGTAGATCTCGGCGCGCTGTTCTTTGTCGGCCGTCAGCCCGTACAACCCGATTCCAGCGACAAGCGGGCTTTTGCCCGACCCCTTGCCGGTCTCGATGTAGACAACGCGGAAGCGCCGGTAGCCGTCCGCCGTATACCACCCGTACAGACTGCCAACGATGAAAGCCTGCCAGGGGGCCAGCAGGAAAGGCCTGCCTTCGTATTCGCCGCCGTTGAGCTTGAGCACATCCTCAAAAAAGCCGATGGCTCGATCTGCTGCCGCCTGATCCCACACCAGGCCACGCTTGTGTCCCTGCTTCAGGTCCAGCAGATGGCGCTTGCACGCGGCCCGCACATACGGCCCCGCAATGATTCGCCCCTGCAGCACGCGGCGGGCGAACCTCTTCACCCGGCAGTCAGAAGTAGCGAGCGGCAGCGTCCTTTTCGTCATTGCCGAACAACTCCCCTTGCGGCGCCGCTTGGGCCTTCATGTTTCGTCGCGCCAGGGGCGACATTCCGAACAGTGCGCCGGCAGCGTTCGCCCGCTTTTCGGCATCGTTGGCGAGCTGACGCCACACGCTGATTTGCTTTGCACCGGTCGCATAGGTCTGCACATCGCCGGCCTCGGCCTGCTCGGCATTCTTCTTGACGATCAGCGCGCGAAAGCGGCGCCAGTCGGCCACCGCCTCGCAGTACGACGAAAGCGCCATGACATCGATGCGATGCACCCAGCCCAGCAGCAGCAAGTCGGGCATCACGCGCAGCCACTCTTCCCGGGCTTCCGGCGTGAGCACCTCGGGCATGTCGGGCTCGCTGGCGGAAACCGTGTTGGCCTCCTGCTCGCGCAGCAGTGCAGCCGCGTCTTTTTTTCCCGGGTTGCCACCCGCCAGATGCAGGAACGGCGGTTTTGCGCTGCGCCCGGAATTGGCGTTTCCAGCCATTGGGTGCCTCCTGTCGTATACCCCCCTCCCCATATTTCCCGCATTTTGCGTACGGAGAGGAACGGTCGGTCTCTTGCTAAAAAGGGCGAAAGTTTTTCACCCCCCCTACCCCCTCGGAGCCAGTTTTGGACCGGATCGGGCCAAAAGCGCCGAAATTGTCGATGCGGCAGGCCGATTCCAGGGGTGACGCGGGTCCAGCGGGCGACCATCTGGCCCGCAACCGGCGACACGCCCGGACTTCTCAAAGCGCTGCTTGTCCGAGTCGTGGCACAGCTTGCACAGCGGCTGCCAGTTGGACCGACTCCAGAAAAGCCGCTGCGCTTCGCCCATGCGCTCCGGGTCTCCAGATTCCCGGGCTTCAGCAAGGCGAGGCGCGACGATGTGATCCACGACCTGGGCCGGGATCGACTCGCCACGCTTTCCGTGCTCAGCACACAGCGGGTGATCCCGCAAGAACTGGTCCCGAGCAGCACGCCAGGCAGCACCGTAGCCACGCGAAGACGCGGAACCTCGCCGCTCATCGTGGTCCTGGCGGCTGATAGCTCGGCGGGTCTCCGGCGTCATAGATGCTCCGAGGGGGACAAAAAAGAAAACCCCACCAGGCTCGCGCTTGGCAGGGTTGGGCTTGGGTCAGCGGGTTGGGACACCTTCCACAAGTTGCCTGAAATGTACCAAGACTCTCTAAGGTGTAAAACCCCCTGGCCGATCTTTCACGGCCCACAACTGCGCCAACTTGCGCTCGCGCTCCTGCACCATCTCGCTCAGCCAGTCCTCAATGGCCTTGTCGGCCGCATCGAGCTGGGCATGCACGGTAGACGGTGCGCGCCCGATGCGCCGGGCAGTCCCCTGAATGCCCAGATCCCGGAGGTAGATCAACTCCAGCACCAGGAACAGATGCGGCTTGGAGTGCTTGAGTGATTGCACAGCCTGGTCGGTTTCCTCAGCCTCCAGATGCAGCACCGGGATAGTTGCCTCGCGCACCTTGGGCGGCTGCTTCACGCTTGCCATCCAAGCTGCAAGGATGTTCTGCGTTGCAAAGCCCAGGCCATTGCCGTCACGGCGAGCGCGCCACATGGCCCAGTTGTTCAGGCGTTGCTTGATGTGTTCGCGGCGCGCCATGCTCAGGCCCCCACATCGGACAGCGGCCCCAGCATGCAGGCGAACTCGGGTTGCGCCATCTGCTGCAGCAAGTCTGCAATGCGGCCCATGCTGGCCCACGCGACAAAGGGCGTGCCCACCGCTTGGGAACCTTCAACCGCCCAGAAGCAACCAGGGCGCCCGGCCAACCCCTGCCGCACCAGGCCCCATACCCGGCGATCCGCTTTGGCTTTCTGCTGAATGTGCGCATAGACCCCAGGCATGCGGGTTTTGATGACCTGCTGCCCCGCCTCGATCCTGGCCATCTCTTCCGGGGTCCACTGCGACGATGCTGCTTGGATTGCAGGCCCTGCGATCCTGCTCTGTGTCCTAGTGTCCATCCTGTCCATCCCAACCTATAGAGTTAATGAGGAATCGCCCGATTCCGCGCGAGCGCGCCCGCGCCCATGCCTGCCAGCCTGCGCCCAGAAGCTGGGCCTAGATCCGGCCACAGACCACCACACAGGCAATGCAGCAGCCTCAACCCCAGAAAATGGGGAAGTAGGTGGCCAATGGAGTCCAATGCAAAAGCTTGGACACCTTGGACACTTGGACGCTCAAGTCATAGGGGAATGGCAGGCCATCCCCGCCACCGCACCGCATCGGGGCCGCATAGCGACCACCGGCCCGCAAGCGGGCACACTGCAGCGAATCTCGCCTCCAGCAGTGCATGCAGCACGGCGCGTTTCAGGCGCCGCCGGCATCGAAAGGGGTTGAAGATCAGAACGGTTCATCGTCCTGCAGGGAAGGCCTGTCAGCCACCAGACCAGGCGGCAGCGGTGGCGCCACGAAAGTGACAGGCGTCTGACCTGCGGCTGACTCAGGCACAGCAGGAGGAGGCGGCGGCAGATCGCCATCCAGACCAGTGGGCCTGTCTTCAGGCGGCCAGTCACGCGGCCGGGCAAAGCCCCAGGCACGCACGCCATTGATCTGCTTCTTGACCCGCTCCCAGCCCTCATGCTTGAGCCATCCCGTGATCTGTGTTTGCAGACCAGGCGGCGCCTTGGCGGCATCAATGGCCAGGGCCTGCACCAGTTGAGAAATGGTCACGAACTCGGTTTGGCTGCTCACCACGGACGCCATGCCAGCGGTCTGGTACGGCCGAGTCAGTACATGCAGCAGTTCACTCTCCACCGCCGTCTCCACAAGGCGGCTGTCCTGCATCGGCTTGAACAGCCTCACCTCTTGCTCTGCCGTTGGAATGAAGGGCTCACCCTGCAGATACAGGGCATAGGCTTCGGCCAGCAACTGGTCGCGCACCTTGAGCACCCAATCAGTATTGATGCAGTGGCGCACGGGCACGGGCCAGAAGCGCCGATTGCCGGTGCGATCACGCAGGTACGTGTCCTCATTGGTCGTGCCCACCAGCACGCATTGACGCGGGAAACTTTCCACGTTGGTTCCGTAGGCCACGCGATAGCGATCCACCTTGGCCGAGATAAAGGCCTTGATCGCCCCCACCTCGGATTTGCTGAAGTGGGACAGCTCGGCAATCTCATACACCCAGGTGCCTTGCACCTGCTCTTGCGCTTCCTTGCCGCGCCCCACCTCGAAAGCGGTATCGCTGTAAAACTCGCTGCTTGCCAGCACCTCGACCAGCGTCGATTTGCGCAGGCCGCCGGCACCCTCAAGCACGGGGCAATAGTCGAACTTGCAACCGGGCTCCATCACCCGATAGACCATGCCCAGTACCCAATATCGGCTGACCAGACCGAGATACTCCAGCATGGCCGGCCGCAACGATTCAGGCGACTCGCCCAGGGCGTGAATCAGCCACTTGCTCAAGCGGGGCTTGCCATCCCACTGCAGGCCCGCCAGCCACTCGCGCACCGGGTGAAAGCGCCGTGTGCTGGCAACCGTGTGCATGGCTTCCTCAAGCGCTGCCTTGCTGATGCTGGGCAGGCCGTACTGATCCGTGAGCCAGTCACCCAGCAGCAGCGCATCGGAATTGCGCACCTCGCCCGCCTTGGCATTGGGCCAAGGCCAGGGCTTGCGGCATTGCACGGTGTTGCGCAATTCATCGAAGCCCAGCACATCGCGCAGACCTGGCAGGCGCCGCAGACACGCAATCACGAACTTGCGAGAGACGTTCCAGCGGGATTTCTCGGCGTCGTAGTAGTACGTCATCCACTCGGGCACCAGCTTGCCGCCGATGCGCACCACGATGCCGTCATCCTCGTCATCAGCATCAGCGGCAGGGCCACCAGAGGCCGGCGGCGCATCACCACCGCCGCCCGTGCCAACGGGGGATCGCGCCGGTTCAACCGGGCCCGCATCCTCAGACGCATGAGTCAATGGCTGCGCCTGGCCGAAGAAAGCCAGCAGCCGCTCGCCGTCCCAGCCGTCCGTCTCGATGGCATCGCGCGCATCCCAGCCATCCACCACGTTGCCGGGCTGGGGGATTGGCAAGATGCTTACGGTACAGCCGTGCTCGTCACGCAGCAGAGTACCAATACCCAGCATTGCCAGCATGCCCGGCTGCTTTTTAGCTGGCAACAGCGGCTTGCCATCCTCCAGCGCTTGCCGCGCCGCGTCATCGCCCTTGACACTCTTGCGCTCTGCAGCAGTCAGCGCCTCCCGCTTGGAATCGCAGTCAGGCCACTGGATCACGGTCGCCCCGGCGAGCCAAGACCAATCAGCCCGCTTCCATGCCTTCGAGCCTCCCGGCCAGCTCGCCACACAGTAAATGCCCGGCGCCACTCCATCAAGCGCAGCCTGCAGCACTTCGCCTTTCAGCTCGCCCTCTACCAGCACCACGGTGCGGCCCTCGGGCAGGCGCTTGGACGGCAGGAACAGCGGCCGGGGCTCGTCCCACTGGCGCCAATGCCATTTGCTGGCCCCATCCTTTGCTGACAGGCAGAACGTGTACGGCAGCGTGTCTTTGCCGCCATCGCTCGTCCCGAAGCGCACCACATACCCATGCAGATCACCACCCAGCCGGTACTCTGCCGTGTGCTGCAGGTCCGCAGGCAGGCGGTGGTAATGCTGGAAAGTAGGTTCAGGGGCATAGTCCGGAACAGGCGCCAGGGTCTTCCATTCAGACTCCCGCGTGCGCTTGGGAGCCGCCTCCTGCGGTCGGGGATTTGCAGCAGCGGCCACGGCACCCGCACCGCCGCCATGCTTGACCAGGCCGGCCACGCTTTCCAAGCCCTCTTCCTTCGCAACCTGCACAGCAGCCTTTGCTAGCGACAGATCATGGATCTGAGCGTACAGATCCAGCAGATCGCGGCCGGACTCGCCCGTGTGGAAATCGCTCCACTTGCCATTGTTCAGATTGACGCTGCAGCTACCGCCCTTTCCGCCCGCCAGACTCCCGCACTTGTATTCGTGCCCAACGATTTCACCGCCCTGGAGCCAGGCAGCCACCAGCCGGTCGGCGCGCGCCAAAAGCGCCTCGGCCAGCTCCGCGTACTTGATGGGGGGCAGATCCTCACGCTTCTGCATACTCACCTCCCGCAACGCGCAAGACTCCACAAGCCAGCGTCCCAACCGCCAGCAGCTTGTTCCAATTCATTGATTACCCCCAGACCCGCAGCGCTTGTGCCAGGCCAACATTTCCACAGTCATTGGCCGCTGCTGCGGCCTTTGGAATCCACAAAGCCACAGGCCGATTGCGATAGCTCACGGTCTGCTCACCACCCTTTGCCAGCACACCCGCGCGGCTCAGGTTTTTGATCGTGTCGGTCGCAGCTTTCAACCCCACTCCTGCCTGCCTTGCCAGCTCGCGGGTAGGGGCTCCCTGGCCCGTGTCACGGTGGATGCGCTCGCAGGCCTGCACCAGCGCCAGGCGCACGTCTCCGGCCGGCCTCATGTGAAGTCCTCCGACCGACCAGCAGCACGGCGCGCATTGCGGCGCAGGCGAAACACCAGCTCGATGATTTCCATGCAGCCGGCTTCCAGTTCATCGCACTCAGTGCCGTCGATCTGGTTGTCTTCGGTGACGCGGGCGCAGATGCCTGCAAGCAATCCGTTTTTCGCGGTGATCTGCATCACTTTCTGGCGTATCGCGGTGGCCTCGCAGGCCCACCCACCCTCTGGCGGGGGCGGCAGATAAGCGGAGGCCATGGAGAAACGAGCGGTGAACGACTGAAGCCAGCGCCGCGCATCCGGGCGCCCCATGTCAATCAGCCACTCGCTCAGCAACTCAAGCATTTCTGTGCTCAGCGACTCGCCATCAGCACCACGCAGACGCCTACGCAGATCCTCGGGATGAATCGCTTTTTCGCGGCGGTCAGTCAGGAATGCAGCGGCAGCCGTCACGCCGCCAGGCGCCTCACGCACAGCGTTGTAGAAGATGTCGCGCCAGTCGGTCGCGGAGTAGCGGCGGGTCATGGGGCAACCAATCAGAGCGGCAGGCGCGAAACGTGCAGCGGCACCACCTCTGCAGCCTTGCTGTACGGCCGACGCATCCGAGCCGTGACAAACAATTCACCATCCGGCAGATGCAGTGATGGGTCTACCGTGGCCGCCAGCAACTGATCGCGTGTTGCTCGGCGAATGCGGTCCTGAGCGCTGGAAAGCGCATCACGCACAATGGCCTCGCCATCATTGCCACGCGCCAAGGAAATGACCTGGTCGCACGGCAAAGCCTTGAACTGCTCCCCTGGCAGATGCTCCAGAAAAATCACGTCCGCTTCGGGCCAGTGCTTCATAGCGGCATCACGGTCCTTAACGAACTCCGAGTCGGGATCGTCCACGCCCGCGCACTTGAGGCCTTGCGCTTCGAAAAACTTGCTCAGCATCTGAGCATGCGTAGACTTTCCGCTGCCCTGTGCACCAACCAAATGAAAGATCTTGACCATGAGTTTTCCCCTTAAAAAGAAACAGGAACTGCCCTACTCGCTGCTGCTTGACCCGGACACGAACCGGGCAGCCGCGTACACCTTCAATCACCGCCTGATCACAGAAAACGCCAGCCAAACGCTGGTGCGGTTCGCCCTCGAAAACACCGCGCAAGAAGCGGCCTTCGACCGAAGCAAGCACGACCCCAAATCCGAATGGCGCCCGCTACCTGGATGGGCATCCGATGACCTGCTGGACAGGCTCAAATTGGTGTGGATCAAGCGCCCGGACGGAGAGGCACCGGACGAAGAGTGGCAAGCCATCCCCGCGCGATGACGGCTAGGCCGTTCCCCTTGAACGGCTGAAATTTCAGGATGGCGACAACCCGCGGTGCGCAAGACACTGCGGGCATGACGAAAAGAAAGACCCACTCCAGCAAGCAACGCAAGCCGCACACGCCTTCCCGCGCGTGCGGCACCAAGTTGGGGAAGGAGACGAATCCCGGGCGACGTTGCCGGGTAGCTGGAGGGGGAGAAAAGACTAGGCATCGGCCTCCCTCTTGCCGGCCGCCGCGCCGGCGATATGGCACTGAAGCGCAGGCGCTCTGTAGATGCTGCGCACGGTTTCTATGCCTGGATTGCGCGTTGTTCCCTGCCGAATCTTCACCAACGTCGGCACAGGAACACCGGTCTGCTCAAACACATCTCGAAGATCCCGCTGCCTGAGCTTCAGCAGCAGACTGCGCACGTCATCAGAACTAGGGATAGAGATAGCCATCCGCCGATCATACCTAATACGGAATGTCGCGTGTCAAAAAAACATACCGCAAAAGATACGAAATCAAAGATAGGCTCGTTGGAGTCCACTCTGGAGTCCGAACGCCTCATGCCCGCACACAACAGCAAGCCAGTCCTATGGGGGAACCTGACGACGCTGATGCATCAACAGTTCGGCGGCGAGAACCTCAACAGACTTGCGCGCGAGGCCAAGCTGAGTCCAGCAACGGCAAGCCGAATCAAGGCGATGGAAACGTCTGTTGGAATAGATGTGCTCGACCAACTCGCAACAGTGTTCGGCGTCGAGCCCTGGCAGTTACTCCACCCTGATTTGGGAAAGAGCGCCAACTTCACAGTGACCGCAAGCCCGCTAGCTATGGACTTGGCACGACAGCTGGATGAGCTGCCATCAGGAGATCAGCAAGAACGGGCATTCATGCTTGCATCCCAGTTGATGCTGCTTGCAAGCGGCGGTGCAGGCTCAACGCCAGAGAGCGCTCCCGCACCCACTGCGTCGCAAGATCCGACGAAACAAACACCCCTCTAAGTAGACCTGCATGAACTTGCGTGATCGCGTGTGCCCGCAAAGCGGCCACGCAATCCGCCGAGCAAACAAACCCCGCAACGGGGACACGCTTGCCTAGGAAATCCTCACCCACAGGCGGTGAACTTAAGCGCAGTTGCGAAAAATTCAGCACCACCCCAGAGCAATGCGAATCACGCATTGCAAGAGGTGCGGTAGCGGCCCACAGGTCCACTAAACCGCGAACCTCAAGGCTGTCGCAGGCACCAAAAACGGACAAGCAAGAGACCCCGTCGCAGCGGACGTGGTACAGCACGGCACCACCTAAACGGCACTCCCCCGCCTTGACTTCAGCCCCCAGATCCATAGTGTCCCCTTGGTGAACTACTGTATATATTAACAGTATCCTGCTATGCCATCACAGCCTGCAGCCCACATTCATTCCGAATTCGGTTGATTTTTCATTCCTTATTAGATACGATCCGACCCGTTCGCTCCAAATTCGGAGCAAGGAGCCCTCATTCCTCCAGAGGGATTCCCTGAACGGAATGGCCCAAGTGGAGGTGGGTCGGATCTAGGAATGGCATGCAAAACACTCCTTCAGTCCCCGCACGGACCACTCCAAACAGTGCATACGTCTGCACGCAGGCATCGTGCGTTGCCTCAGGAATCGACCGCGCAAAAAGCGCGGATTTCTGGTGCAACGTGGTGGCACGGTCCTTATGTGCTGAAAGGCAAGAATGCCCCACTGCGCTCGATTTGGACGCCATGTGCATGGCAGCGAACGCCCGGGTGCAGCAGGGCATCCTCAGAGCAGCAGGCACTGCTTACATGGCTCTCGACATCCCGCCACCGGACAGCCACGTCATCGACGTGCTGATGTCCATCTCTGGCCTGGCCGGCGTCGAGCTGACGGACGACGCAAGGGGCGAGTGATGACCCTCTACACCGTCACATGCGGCCGGACTCGCCACACGATCCGCGCCACGGGCGCAGCGGATGCCATCGCCCGCGCCATGGTCCTCTTCGGGCACGGACATCCCATCAGCGCAAGGGCAGCACGATGAGCCGCCCGCCCATCCAGATGGAAGGCCCATTCCTGCCGCGCCGCGTCCGCCGCACCGTGCTGCGCTGGCTGGTCCTGGCCATGTTCGGCGCCCTCCTTGCCATCAAGTTCGGGGGCGCGCCATGGCTCTGATCCAGATCACCGGCACGCTGCTGCAGGACGCCGAGGTCCGCACTATGCAACTCGGCGCTGAACGCACAGCCATGCCCGTGCTGACCCTGCTGATCGACTCAGACGGCCCAGGCGACATGCCCGTGCGTGCCGAACAGGTCTACCCGCCCCAACTGCGCACAGCAGCCCAGGACGCCGCAAAGGCCATGCGCAAAGGCATGCGTGTTTGCGTCTCCGCCCCCGTCGAACAGATCCGCACGACCCTCGGCTACTGCAGCGCAATCACGCCGTTGCGCAAAGCCGGCGACATCACCCCAAAGACCCACAAGGAGGCCGCTCATGGCTAAAGCAATCGTCATCGAAATCAAGCATGTCGGCCCTGGTGCCATCCAGGTTGAATCGGATCTGCGCACACCTCGCGTAGGCGCGCCTCTGTCTCCCCAGGAATCCGCAGCACTGGAAATGATCCAGCACATCCAGCGGCAACCGGCCTGCCGCCGCGTGATCTATGACAGCCCGCGCGTCGATCCCGACACAGCCGCCTGCGTTGCCCTGGTGCGTGATCTGCTGGACCCGGAGGAGTTCGGCCACAGCGTCACAGCCGAAGTGCGCAACGCAGCGCGCCGCGCCTTTGGCATCAAGGGTCAGCAGGAGGGACTTGCAGCATGACCAGCACACACGACACCCAGACCGCCGCCATGCCCACCCCTGGCGCAGGCGCCCTGATGCTGCATGTGCCCGTCATGAGCATTGCACGGAGCCTGCGCAACCCGCGCAAGCACTTCGACCAGGCGAAGCTACAGGAGCTGGCCGACTCAATCAAAGCCACGGGCGGCGCTCTGCAGCCCATCCTGCTGCGCCCCCTGCCCGAGTCGCGCATTGGCGATGAGCAGCAAATTGCGAAGGCCGAGAAGCGCGAGCGCGCGCAGTACGAACTGGTGGCAGGGGAACGCCGTTGGCGCGCCAGCCAGCTCGCAGGCGTGGCCGAAATCCCCGCAATGATCCGCCCGATGTCGGACGCTGACGCCCTGCGCGCGGCCGTCATTGAGAACCTGCAGCGCACCGATATCACGAAGCTCGAAGAAGCCGAAGGCTATCGGGAACTGCTGGACCTCGGAGAAACCACGGCTGAGAAAATCGCAGAGGACGTGGGTAAGAGCCGCACCTACGTTTTCAACGTCATGAAGATCCTCGACCTGTGCGAAGAGGTCCGCGAGGTGCTGCGCAAAGGGGACATTGACTTCAGCCGCGCGCAATTGCTGGCACGCATCCCCAGTGCACAACTTCAAATCAAAGCACTTAAAGACATCACCCGCACCGACTGGCAAGGGGAGAAGCCCAGCTACCGCGCGTGCGAGGATCTTGTGCAAAACGAGTACATGGTGCGCCTGGACCGGGCCAAGTTCACGATCACAGACGCAAGCCTGGTGCCTTCCGCTGGCAGTTGCGCGGACTGCAGCAAGCGCACCGGCGCCAATGCGGAGCTGAAAAAGGAAATGGGCCGTGCAGACATCTGCACTGACAAGCCGTGCTATGAGGCCAAGGCCGAAGCGCACACGGCCCGCATCGTGCAGGAGGCCAAAGACAAAGGGCACACGGTCATCATCGGCAAAGAAGCCGAAGAGCTTCAGGCCCAGGGCTACAACGAGAAGCTGCTCGGCTATCGCCGTCTGGACGCCATTGAAGACAGCCCAGGCGACTACCCACTGCGAAAAATCATTGGCGACCAGATGAAGGCCGAGGGCATCCAGCCGGTCAAGATCGAAAGCCCGCGCCGCAAGGGCGAGCTGGTTGATGCCCTGCCCAATGAGACGGTGCTGCGCCTGCTGAAAATCGTGGACGGCCAGGCGAAGGCGTCCGAGAAAGTGGCCAAGGAAGCCCGACAGTTCTCCGAGTCCAAGAAGGCCCAGGCCGAAGCGAAGGCACAGGGCAAATTTGAACAGGCCTGGCGCGATGCCCTGTTGGATCGCGCATGGAACACCCTCAATGCCGAGCAGCCCCCAGCCTTCAATCTGGATGTGCATCGCTATCTCGCCCTGCGTTCAGTCAAAAGCCTCGGGACAGACGACACACAGGCCATTGCTGATGTGCTTGGCTTCGACCGCGTGGGCGCCCATGCCGCGCTGATCGAGTACGCCAAGGAAACCGTCAACCCCGATTTCCTGCAGCTCCTTTGCATCATGCAGGGGGACAGCCGCGCCACACACAACCCCTACAACGGCACGCCGAATGAGGGCCTGATGCTGGTGGCCCGCGCCGTGCTGCAGGAGCGTCTGCAGGCTGTAATCAAAGAGGTCAAGATGGCAGCGGCCGACAAGCATCTGCCGAAGATTGCCCCCGTCAAACCTGGCGCCCCAAAGGCGGATCTACCCCTAAACCCCGCTGCGCGCGCTGGCGAGAGTCGCGCGAAGGGCAGAGCCAAAAAATCCCCCGCTGCGCGTGCGAGCGCCGAGCCGAAGACGACTGCCGCCGAAGCCTCGGCCGCTATCGCGGCCGCGCTCCAAGACCAAGATCAAGGTGCGGCTGCAGCCGCACAGGGCGACGATGCAGGCCCAGTCGCAGCTGACGCTGCGCAGGGCCTGCCGCCCTCCTCCGCAGCCGCCGAAGTTGACCAGGCCGTGACCCCTGACGTGCAGCAGTCTGCGCCCGCGCAGACTGCCACCACTGCCGATGGCCAGGACAGTGCGGACGCCGGCACCCGGGCAGCAGATCAAGCAGCAACCAGCCAGGCAATCACATTCGAGCCCGGCGACCTGGTGCGCGTCAAAGCTGGCCTCAAGGGCACAACCGGGCGCCCGCGCAAAGAGTGCGGTCGCGTAGGCGTGGTGCGCCTCGGAGATCTGGCACTGATCGTGGAATTTGGCGCCGGAGTGGGCCAGCGCACAGGCTTTGAGCCGGAGGAACTGGAGCGCTACACAGCAGACCCCATCGTAGGCAAGCGCGTGCGCGTACTCAATCCGGGTAGCGCCTATCGCTGGAGAGAAGGCACCGTCAGGGCATGCACGGCAGATGGCTGGAAAGTGGAGTTCTCCGGCAAGCCTGGCACCGTGGCCAAGGCTGCAATTTTCGATACCAAGGAACTGGAGAGCCTGGCATGAACGGACGCCGCAAACCTTTCCGCAGTCGCTGGGCTGGTCGTCCCAACACGTTTGCCGTGATCAATCACCACGGCACCAAACTGACGAGCAAGGAGATCGCCTCCATCATCGGCCCAGTGCGCGAGTGCTTTGCCCAGATCCGCGCCGGTACAGCCACGGAGCTGCACGCCACAGTCATGCACAGCACTATCCAGGTGGCCCAGGAGATAGAACGCGGGGGCATCGTCCACGGCTTGGCCGAACATTTCGACAGCGCCCAGGCAGCATGCGAAGCCTACTTTGCACGCTGCCGCGCCGGCGGCGCCTGGCACCCAAGCGCTGTGCACTTCTACGAGCTGGACGCACTCACCACTGCGATTGACCTGCATGAATTCCAGTTGCAGCAGCTCACGGCCCACGAGATCCAAGAAGTGACGCGCAGGCTGATCGCTCGTACACAGAGCAGCGGCGGCGAAATGCTCCAAGCTGATAGCGACCTAATCACAACCACGCCGTACCGCAAGAGCCGAGAGGAGGCACCCGCATGATCGGCACACAACCCACTGGCGCCATCGAGGGCGTGCAAATCAGCGCAGTGAGCCATGAGGGGCTGAGCGTCAGCATCAATGGCAAACCCGGGCGGCTGGCCATCATCACCGAGGACGGCCAAGTCATCGCAGCTGGCCAGGATGTTGCTCGCGAGGCTCAGGCTGTAGCCGTCAACTGTTACCGCAACTTTCTGCAGGGTAAAGGATTCTTGCGCATTCTAAGTAAACCGATAGAAACAAGGCAAACCAACACCAATCGGAACGATCAATAG